CGGTATTCAGGATCGCGAGCGCGAGCCCGAGCTCTGCGCAGTCGATCCAGCCGGTCGCGAGCGGCGTCGAGTTGCACGTCCCTTCCTTGTGCGTCATCACGGCGATGTGTTCGGCGAGTGATCCGTTCAGCATTTGAGTTTCTCCGAAAAAGTGGTGAGGCCGTCACCAGGCGGCCGCGGGCGGCCGCCTGGCAATTCGATCAGCGCGCGCCGAGTGCGACGAAAGCCGAGTACACGCCCGAGCCGTTCAGGGCCGCGATCGTCTTCGAGATCCACGGATTGCCGGCCATGCGCGTCTGCGCGCGGAACGCGGTCAGGCCGTAGTCGAAGAACAGGTGAATCGACGTGTCGAACCGCACGCCGCTCGCCTTTTCCGCCATGAGGTACTGACGGAAGTCGACCAGGCACAGGTCGCCGGCCGACGACAGGCTCGGCATCGCCTGGTGATACACGACCGGCCGGCCCTTGAGCCGCGGGGTCGGCGCGTCGCCGATGCCGCCCACCTGCAGGTAGAGCGGGAACCCGCCAATGAGGCCGGTGCCGCCCGTGTTCGCGGGTGCGAATGCGAGCGTGTCGAGCACGGGCTCGACGTCCTGGTTCGCGATCCAGATCGCCGACGGGCGCCAGTCCGCGAACAGCGCGTTGTACATCTTGGAGATGTTCGCGACGAGCACGGTCGACGCCAGCTGTCCGGATTCCTTCGCAACGGTGATCAGCGCCGGCGCGTTCAACATGCCGAGCGGCATGCCGACGCCGTTGCCGTTCACGATCGCGTAGTCGCGCTTGAAGTTGAGCTTCTCGGCGATCTTGGCGGGCACGTAGGAATTGATCGCGCTCGCGTCCTCGAGCAGCTCGTCGGTGACGGGCACCAGGGCCGTCAGCTTCGACAGCCGGTAGGTCACTTGCTTGAGTGCGAGTTTCGACTGCGAGAACTGCTGCGCCTCACCCTCCCAGTTCGCCTGCACGCCGCCGGAGCTCTGCCAGGCTGTCGTCTCGTCCGTCGGGAACGTCAGCTGGTTGGATTCCGTCGTCATCTTGTTGCAGTAGCTGTAGAGGCTCGGCTGCTCGGTCATGATCTTGCGGATCTGCGCGAGGAACTCCGGCGGGACTGCGAATCCGCCGTCGGATCCGACGCCCTCCGATCCGTAGCTGGTCGCGGCATTCAGCACGAGCAGCCTACGATCGGCGACGGCGTTCGGGAGCCCGGCGTTCATCACGGCCTTGGCGAATTCGCCGAAGTGACGGAACCCGCCGCGCGGCGACTCCGCCTCGCGATCGGCGACGACGCGGATATCGGCGCCGCTCCGGAGCTCGAGCGCCGTCTCGACGCCGGCGCGCACGGTCGTCGGTGAGCCGGCGTCGCCGGTGCGGCGGCCGCCCGAGCTCGCCATGCGCTGGCTGCGGGCTTCCTCGGCCTCGCGCAGCTGAATCTCGCGCTCGACCTTGCCGAATTCGACGTTCAAGGCCTCGAGCGTCGCCGTCTCGTCCGCGCTGAGCTCGCGGTTTTCCTGATCGACGCGCGCGAGGACGGTCTGTTCCTCGCCGTGAATGGCCTGCAGGCGCGCGCGCAGCTGTTCCAGTCGGTTCATTGAAATACCCTCTATGTTTGCCCTTGTGGGACTGATTGCGGCGGAGCCGCGCTATTGCCCTCTGCGCGCGGCGACGGCGGCCAGGTGGCCGACCTTCGCGCCGTGCACGTTGAATCGCTGCCGTGCGAGCGAGAGCCGCGGCCGCGAGAACTGCGCCGCGACCGTCTCCGGCACGCGGCGATACTTGAACTTGGTGATGTCCCAGACGCGGGTCGGGGATTCCGCGGCGACGGCGAGCGCCGCCGCCTTCTTGTCGTCCTTGATCGACGTCGCGAACCCGAGCTCGAGCGCCTTGGCGGCGGTGAGCCACGTTTCATCCGCCATCATGGTCGCGATCGCGTCCGGCGCCTGGCCGGTGCGGCGCGCGTAGGTGTCGACGAGCACGCCCTTGTAGTGGTCGAGCGTGTCGGCGCCCTTGCGCATGTCCGCGGCGGTTCCCATCGTCATGCCCCACGGGTCGTGAATCATCACGGACGCGTTGTAGGCCATCTGGCGGGTGTCCCCGGCCATCGCGACGATCGACGCGGCCGAGGCCGCCAGGCCGTCAATGTGGACGTTGACGGGCTTGCCGACGTCGCGGAGCGCGGTGTAGATCGCGATCGACTCGTCGACCGCACCGCCAGGGGAGTTGATGTGCACGGCGAGCTCGTCGAACTTGCCGGCGTCCTGAATCGCGGCGACGACCGACTTCGCGGTGACGCCATCGTCCCAGAACGACGCACCGATGTAGTCGAAAATATAGATGTCGGCGGTTTTCATTCGCGCGCCCCGTGGACGATTGAGAGATTGGCCGGGCGCCCGCCCGGGTCTTCGCGGCCGGGCCCGTTCGGCTGCGCCGCTTTCTTGCCCTTGCCGGCATCGGCGGCGTCCCCTGGCTCGGCGGGTTCGCCCGCTCCCGCCGGCGGGTCCTCGCCGATCTTTTCGAGCGTCGTCATGGCCGACTGCATGACGTACTTGTCGCCGTCCGCGCCGATGGGGTTCTCGTCCTCCATCCGGCGGATGTCGTTCGCGGAGAGTGCACCGATATTGCGCATCAGCTGGTAGTAGGTGCCGCGGCCGGCCATGTCGCCGCGCATCAGCGTCTTGAGGTCGAGTTTCGTGAACTGTTTGTCGAGCCGTAGCAGTTTGATGTCCGCCTCGGATTCGAGGCGCACCGCCCACGGCATGATCGTGTCGGACACGAACTCGACGCCCATCTGCTCGACGTTGCCGTGCGTCGCGCGCTCGAGGCGCATCAGCTTGTGTGGCGGGACGCGGAACCAGCGGGCGATGTCTTCGACGGTGAACTGCCTGGCGGCGAGCATCTCGGCGTCTTTCGGGTTGATCGAGGTCGCGGTGTACGTCACCCCTTCCTCGAGCAGCGCGGTTTTGCCGGCCCGCTTCGGCCCCTTGTAGGCGGCGTCCCACGATTCCTTGATGTTCTTCCGCGCCTCGTCAGAGAGCCGCTTCGGATGCGACAGGACCCCGGAGAGGTTTGCGCCGTTGGCGACGAAATTCGCCTGCAGCTGGTCCCCGGCGATCCCGGTCCCGATCGTGCGCGCCGCGAGTTGAACGACGGAGAGCCCGAAGAACTGATCATCGCCCGGGCCCTTCAGGTGAAACATGTCGCGCCAGGGGAGGAACACCCGGCCGAAGTCGTCCGTCTCGACGTGGTAGCCGAGGATGCCGTCCTGGCGGATCACCCGGTAGACGCGCGTCGGGTGGATCGGCCAAAGCGCGATCGCCCGGCCGGAGTTGTCGCGCTCGATTTCCGAGTAGGCGTTCCCCCACCCGAGCGCCCACCGCATCATGATCTCGCGCCAGTTCCGCGCCGCGAGCTCCGGGTTCGCCTTGTACTGAATCAGGCGCGTGATGGGACTGTCTTGCTTTTTCTCTTTCTTCCCGTCGGAGGTCCCGGCCGATTCGAACACCGACCAGTCGAGCACCATCATGGCCTCGGACACGATGCGGATCGCGCACCAGTAGGCCGAGAACGTGAGCGCGGTGCGATCGTCTACCCACATGTCCGCCTGTTGCGGCGAGATGAAGGCCTGGCCGCGGCGGCGTAGCGGGTCGCCAGCGCCAAAGAGCGCGGAGGCGAAAGCGCGGAATCGGGTCGCGAGGTTCATAGGATGAGCAACCCCCGTTTCTGGTAGACGCTGTCGCCGGTGTTCGCCATGAGGGTCGCGATCCGCATCGCCATCGCGAGCGCGACGACGCCGTCGATCCGCCCCATGCTCTTTCCCGGCCGCTTGTCGAACTTGCGATTGCCCGCGGCGTCCGTCGACATCACGGCGTTCGCCGCGCACATCGTCATGACGGGGTTCTTTCGGACGCGGAGCGTCCCGTTCAGCACCACCGTTTCGAGCGCGTCCACGGCGGGCGCCATGCTGATGAATCCCTGCCGGTGCATCACGAGGGTCACGTCGGCCGACTCGGTCACGTCGGCGCCCGCCTCGAGCTGCGTGGTCGAAAGGTTCAGTTCGTCGAGCTCGCGCACCAGGTCGTCCATCCGGTAGGTGTCGAACGCGATCGCCTTCAGGTCGAACTCGTCCCGGACGCGGCGGATCTGCTCGGCCGCGAACGCGTAGTCGATCGTGCGGCCCGGGGTCGTCTGAAGGTGTTTTTGCTCCGCCCACGTCACGTAGGGGACGCGGTCGCGTTCCTCGCGTTCGCGCAACCCTTGTTCGGGCGCCCAGAAATACCCGATCGACCACCAGGCGCCGGAGTCCCGCGGGAACACCAGCTGCAGGGTCGTGAGGTCGTTCTTTCCGGAGAGGTCGAGGCCGCCGTAGCACTCGGCTCCCTCGAGCTCCGCGAGGTTGAGGTCGTCGACTTCGCACGCCCGCCAGGCCTCGCCGTCGATCCACGGGTTTTCGGCGTCGACCCACTGGCAGAAGTTGAGCCGCCGGACGAGCGACTGTTTCGACGGCATCCCGACCGCCTCGCGCACGAGCTCCGCCAGGTACTCGGGTTGGATCGTGATGCCGAGGTTCGGGTTCGCCTTGATCCAGACGTCGGGGTTGCGCCAGTCGTCGGCCGCGTCGAGGCAAGAGATGTAGGCGAAAAACGTGTCGTCCTCGAGCTGCCCCTCGAGGATCCGCTGCCCGTATTCGTGATG